TGGGTATAAGGCTGCTGAATCACGCTCTGGCCCATTCGCGCCCACGTGTGCGGTAGTAATCAGTTCCCGAGTACCGCAATCCATTGCCGACCCTCGCGTCCATTTCTCACCGCTGAACGGCAATGGTTCAAGCCGACAGGAAAAATCCCCAAGCTGATTGCTCAACTTGGGTACGAAACCTGTTCTGTAGTGGACTCCACAAGCGCGGAGCACCCGCGACCACCTGGCGGCAGTCGTAAGTGAGTAGAACAGGAATCTAAATTGTTCTTTTTCATCGCTTGCAGGCCCACTACGGCCCGAACGATGAAACAATGGCACGTTGTGCCTCACGAGTCAACTCCTTTTTCAGCCCGCGCCTTAATCAGCTTGGCAATCGTCTGCCGCGCCGCTTTGCCGGGCTTCTTGATGCCACGCAGACCAGCAAGCCGCGCTTTTGCACCGGTCTCGTAAAGCGGCGCCGCGCACGGCTTCCAGCCTCCTGGCGGCGGCGCGCACTGCAACAGGGCAATTCTCACCGCCCAGTTGCGATGATGGACCTCAGACCAGCCACGGCACAGGAATTGCCGTTGTCCTTGGTGGCACAGGAACGCGCCAGCGGCCATGTTTTTTTCATCGTCCCAGGCCGGAAGCTTGTCGTACTCCTCGCGATCCCAAATGCCGGGTGGCGTGTCGCGGCGATACGGGCAGGAGGAGCACGGCTCGGGATTGATTTTGAACTGGCCCATTAGTTTCTGCGGATGTGAAATACGGTTTTGAACGTTTGGATCTCCTGCTCGCACTTGCCCCACGCGCGGCCAATGGAGAAGGCGGAAATCACCGCGCCCAGGATGAACAGGGCGCCGAAGAATAGTTCGGGGTCGGTCATTAGTTGAATCCCTCGATGAATTTGCGCATTTCTGCGGCTGTCCCCAGGTTCCCGTTAATGAGTAGCATTGTGCCCAGTTCGGTCCCGGGGTGGCCTTTTGTCTGCGGGTGCTTGTCCAGATCGCTGCCCATACTGGCGAGGGCTGAAGCCATGTCGCCAAGGTCCACGTACCCGAGCGCCCGGGTCTTGCACCAAGCAAGATGCTCGGCGCGTGCAGTTTGATTTTTATTCATACGATCACAGTTTCCCCGCGCGCACCATCGCCGCCCGGGTTTGAAAAATTGCATTGATTGACTGCGGGCTTCCGTCCCCACACTCGGCACAGACGGGGATCATCTCGCCGGGCATTTTGGGTTTCCACGAGTAACGGGCCGCCTGGCGGTCGGGATGCACAACGCACTTCCTCGCCATCAGATCCAGCCAATACTTGCGGATGCGTTTACCCCAGGTTGCGGTTGATTCCATGCTCATGGCCCGGCTGCCGCGGTGAATCACGATGACGCTGCGGCCGCCGCGCAACTCGTAGTCTGGAAACACGGCGACTAGATCGTCCTCGTAAAGGGGGATTTGTGTTTGGGGGGTCATTAGGCGGTGCGGAGTTTGTAGAATTTTGTTCGTTGCTCCGCCGGCAAGCTGCGGTCTGTCTCTCGCTTGTACGGGTCTCCTTCGTCGTGTTCGCTGCGAGCAAAACCGCCGTAAGCAATCTCAACAATCTGCCCCTGGTTGCGGCGCGGCACGTCGAATCGCACCCCACCGGGCACTTCTGACCGCTTAATTTCAACGTAGGTTTTCATTTTGTCTTTCTTCCGGTCTGGCCCCAAGTGGGACCAGAACGGGGGAAAGTTGGCTGGAATTAAAGCCTATCAATATTCCAAAGCAGGGTTTCAAATGCGGATTCGCCCAAAAACTTTTTGAGCTTCGCCGCTTGGTCCAGACATACCTTGTAAGTCTTTTCCGCTTTGCGGCTGTCGTGATCGTACCCGTACTCGTCGCACCAGTTTTCAAACGTGCTGGCATTCTCCACGCCAGCCGAATCAGACGCCAGGCAATCAATCACTTCGTCAACCTCCGGCTCGCTTCCGTGGTGCCCCACGCCTTTTGAAAAATGGATCGTCATCCTGGATCGCCCGCAACGGAGCAGACACTTCCAGTGATCCATATTGCCGGAGTCCTCCATGTGTGGGTTAGAGTCCGTCTGTTCGCTCGTCATCGTCAATCCGACTTCACGAATGAAATCGGCCAAAGGTCTTGTTGTAATCGCATTCATTCACGCCAACCTAAGCAACCACCGTGCCAATGGATTTTGAGCGTGAATAGCTCACTAGGCCAAAATTAGTGTAAGAAGTCTTTACAGCATGATCGCGACTTTGATTCGGCTGTAATTGGGTGAAAGTGGGTTATTTGTCGCAAAGGCAAAAGTCGGCGGTTTTTACAGAAGTCCTTTTCGTTCAATGTTAATCGGCTCAAAGTGGCTGCCTAAATAGGCCATTGCGAGCTGTTCCAGGCTCGAGTACAGCAAAATATTACACTGACCCCTTTCGGCTCACGCTCAAAATCTCTTGGCATCCCCTCTGCTATATTCCACTCAGTCAGGCAATCACGTCTGACCCAACAGAGAACAGAGAAACAAAATGAAAGCTGAAATAAAAGACGGTAACTTGGTGCTAACCCTGCCCATTAACCCCACGCCGGCGCCTAGTGCTTCCGGGAAAACTCTTGTCGTCGCCAGCTCGCACGGCAATTTGACAACCTCCGTCCTGATTGACGGCAAGCCGGTTGTCGTGGGAGTAAACGCGTATATAAAACGCTAATCGAGGATAAGACTATGCGCGAAACACTTGAACACAAAGGCCACACGCGAGATTGCACGGGAGGCAATGCTATGATCGGCACGATTGAAACACTGAAGTACGGGACAAACCAAATCGGGACCCCGTACCGTGACCGCGATGGCGGCGGATGGTTCCGAGTTGACACCTACACCAGCTTCACGGAGAAAAGGCCGGTGAATGAAAGGCGCTTCGCCGCCGGCAAAGATGACGTGTCCTCGGTGGCGCGCGATTATCCCCACGGCGAGGGCAATATCCGTTATCATCCGAAGTGCTCTTGTTGCTGGCTGGGCTTCAGCCACACAGTTGACTTGCACAACCGTTGTGCGGTTGGATCCTGGGATTGATCATGAAAACCTACACTTGCCCCGACTGCAAAGCTTCCTTCCCCACTGACGAATGCAACGTGAGGCCGGAAGTCACGACCCAGAGCAACGCCGTCCAATGCCCGAACTGCGGCGCCGACTTCGCCGAACCTGTTCCGACTATCGTTTACACGTTCCGAGGCCGCATCGAACGCGGGAACGGCAAGCCCGGTTATGACTGGCGCAATGGCTACAGCGAGACCACCGCCGACGGTCACGAGATCGCGCCCTGGATGACGTTCCGCGAATGCCAGCAGGACGCCAAATCCAAAGGCGCGCGGGCCATGTTTGAAAGCCTCAACCCTTTTCTGCCCTCGCCGACGGATAGCCCGGAACGCGCGGCAGAAGCAACGCCGGACCTGGATTGATCCAGACCCCCGGCTTAACCCTCAACCCCAGGAGCAACCGAATGAAATAACCTACACAGCGTGTTTTTCACCCCGGGCCGGCGCCGTAAACCTCGCTTGCCCGGGGTTTGCTGCGTCTGGGCTCGAGTACCGACTTGCCGGCCAGCTCGCTCCAGCGGCCGATACTTGCCCACGGCCCCAACCGAACCCCGCCAGCCATCGAGCAACCCTCCTTTCCCACCTCGACCAGGCCTCCCAGCCCGCAATCCCAGCCAAACCACCGCCCACCAGACGCTTCCGAACGTCCAATCTATGCCAACGACACCAAAAACGCGGGAAAACGGCAATTCCGCTCATTTCCCGGCCAGTAGTGCTTTCCATACCTATACGCTGTATAGGACATACCAATACGAGCTATACAGGATATAGGAACGAGGAGTTGCCCAATCTCTACTCGACCGCTCGACTTTCAGACTGACCGATTGACGGGAGGGAGCATCCGTCTTTTCTCAACCTTGCGAAAAGGCCGTTTTCAGTTCTGCGCGCATCACGACCTGCAGCCCGCGGTCTGGTCTGGCCGGCGGCGACCTGGTTCGGCTGGACCTCGGTCCGAGACCACCGTTCAAAATGGGCTATTTTGTACGTTTTCGCTGTTTTGCTAAGGTTTCCGCATGGTTTGCCGTCGGAATGGCTGGATTATGACGGACAGACCACGCCAGGCAGGTTCGGGCCTGGACGAAATCGGGGTGGGGGGTTAGCGGGGGTATGGCCGGGGGTGCCCGAAAACGGGGGGATGCCCCTCTGATGGAACTCGATTTTTTTTTCAAGGCTGGGATTTCGGACGGTTCGTTAAGGATAACGATCCAAAACCGTAGGGAATTCAGCAAAGCACGGTTTTCGGGGCGGGCGGACTATTTGGATAACGAAATTGGGGGTGCGGCTTCGCGCTAGTACTGTCTTACTGCGTTCAGTATTATGGTGTAAATGGGGTGTAAACGAAAGCTAAACTTTGTAAACATTTACATTGATGTTTTGTGTGGGGTTGATAGTCTTTTTGAGTGAGCAGCAAGCAGGCATATCGGAAGTTTTTGAAGAGTGATTTCTGGAAGGAACTATCGACCAGGAAGAGGCGGTCTGCTGGGAGGTGTGAAGGTTGCGGAAGCCGGCGGAACTTGCAGAGTCATCATTGGAGGTATCCAGAGGATTGGTACGCGACGACGGAGGCCGACTTGAAAGTTCTGTGTCGCGGGTGTCACGCCAAAGTTCATGGAATTGTGGAGGTCCGAAGCGCGCCATTTATGCTCTACCGGGAGGACTATTTTTTCAGCGCTATGATGCACCGGCTGCACTGCTTGAAGCTGATGATATACAGCGGGCGCGGGTTGAGGGAGCGGGACAAATCATTCCTGGAATGGGCGATGAAGTGGTATCCCCCAGAACCCAAAGACACCGCTGTTAAATTCCACGTTGGTCAAGTCTGGTTAACGCAGTCAAAATTTGAGAAAGGAATGTTCGCATGAATTTTTACGTGCCGATTTTTTCGAAGATAGTGGATTCGTCATTGTGGGACGAGTCGGATTTGGTGGTGAAAGTTTACCTGACGATGCTGGCGAAAAAGGACCCCGACAACGTGGTCAGGGCAACGGCATATAACGTGGGGAAGTGGTCGCGCAAAACCGAGGCGGAGGCGCTGCAAGCGATTCGCGTGCTGGAGTCTCCGGACACCAAGAGGATGGAGCCGCAACTTAACGAGGGCAGGAGGTTGAAAAAAGTGGAAGGCGGATGGCTGATACTCAACGCCGAGCACTATCAAAATTTGATGAGGAAAGCCAATCGCAATGAGTATCAGCGAGTAAAGCAATCTGAGTATCGATCCAAAAAAAATCCGCGCCGCCCGCCAACTGCGGAGGAAGCTTCCGTGATAGCCGATAAGTTCTCTAAGGTCACTGACGCCAACAAGGCCGCGCACGAAGCGACAGAGGAATGGATAAGATCGGAGCAGGTGCTGGATGGCGACCCGCAACCAGAACACTAAAATCCTGCATCTTCGAATCCACATTGGCAACCTGACGCTGTGGGCTGAGTGGGTGAAAGAGAACAAGGTTTGGAAATGCGGCCGCGCAGATGATCCGCTGGGCTGGATGGTCGGCATGTGCCCGGGCTCGGCCAGGCAGAGGTTGACTGCTATGAAGGCCGCGTGGTTTTGGAAGTAGCCCGCGGCGAATCTGTTAAAGGGAATATTTGCGAGCCGTGTAAAGGTTGGCCATGACCCTGCTTGATTTTACCCCGTCCTTGTAGCCGTCACGGGCGACTTTGCCGATGACCACGAGCTTGCCGCGGGTCCTGAGGTTGCAGAGATGCGAGGACGCTTTTCGCCTGCTGTCGTAGAGCGACATCTTCGGCCAGAGCATGGCGCCGAGTTCCGGCGCGGTGGCTGGCGCGCGCTTGACGGCGCGAAGGATTCGTCCGGAGATGGTCATGCTGCTTTCATGCCAGGTTTTGGGTGGAGGGGAAAAACTTCGAATCGCTAGTTGTTCGGGGCCCGATTCATTAGCTGGTCGTTTTTGACTCGCTTTATGAAGTCCTCGGGAGAGGACGGGGACACTTCCTTCCGTAGCGCACGAAACACCTTTCTTCCTCCTGGCGTGGTCAGCCAGACGTGATCCTTGCCGTCTGGGATCAGGCGGCCGCCAATCCATGTGAAGCACAACCCTTCTGAGGTCTCAATTACGAAGTGATGCAAGATTGGTTTGCTCATAGGTTTTAGGATTCAAACAGCAGGGCGATGGATTGAGGGAGGGTCATGGCCATGTGCGCGGGTCCATTGCGTGAATGTCATCCTGCGTTATTTCTTCCTGCGATTTCCCATCCTTGAAAATGTGCCAGACGAAGGTGCCGCCGTATTGCTGGACGGTGGCCAGGTATTGCGCGTCAGGCTTGAGTTCGACGTGGTGGCCGGTGCCTAACATGCGAAGGGTGATGGGTTCTTTGGCGGCCTCGCGGTCAACCAGCGCCCAGAGGCAGAGGTCGTTGCGCTGAAATTGGACGTCAAGTATCTGTGCTTCGACGGGCAGCATGACAACAAGCTCGGCCTCGATCGCCAGCGGGTATTTGTGGATAGTTTTCATTTTCAATTCTTCTTTGCGTTTGCGGCCTCCACCATGTCGCCTGCTCTGGACAGCGCTTCTACGGCCGTAATCGGAAGGTGAAAAACAGTTTCCAAAATCATGGTCTGCTTTGGCACCTGGCCAGGCGGGAAGTTCTTGGCGAGGAACAGCGCGAATTGGGGCAGCTTGGACATCGTGGTCACGGTTTGATGCGCTTTGCGTTTGCTGTAGCCGTGTCTGATGAGGGCCTTTTTGAGAATATCGCGTGCGAGCATAGGTCAATTCTTCTCCGCGAACCTGGCGATGTTGCGCTCGGCTTCTTCGCGCATTTGATTTTGGACGGACGGCGGCACATGCCACATGCGTTTTACCAGTGCGATAATGTGAGGGATTTGGTCATCGGGGATCTGGCATCGCCGATCGAGCTCGCTGTGCGGGTTCATCTTCAATTCCATGGCGAACATGTCGTCGATGCGCTGTTCATCCAGGCCGAGTTCGCGCAGGCCCTGGCGCACGACTTCGAAGGAGGTCATAGGTCGATGAGGCGCACCAGACCGCGCAGATTTTCGATTCGCTCACCCAGGTTGCGATTCATCACGCGCAGCCTATTGGCGAGTGGTGGGCTAATCTCAGGCTCTTTATCGGGCGGCACGGGTAATGGATCGCAGCGGCGGATGATGGGCGCGATGCGTTCCTCCAATCCGGCGAGCGCATCTGACAACTCGTGGGCCAGGGATGCAAGCTGTTGCAGTTCCTGCTCGATGGCAGACGGAGTTTTCTCAACTGCGGCATTTCCGCAGACTGGATTTAGTTGGGTTGGTCGTAGCATAATTTTGGTTGTTGACTCGGTTGAGGTTTCGAGAGAGTGTGAAGCGTCTTAGTCATAAATCAATGGTTTCCATTCTTGTCAGCCCGGTTTTGCCGCCGGGCTGATTTTCTTTTGGAGATAATCCAGCGCGCGGTCATGGTCAGCAGCCGCGATGTCAGATGGCAGCACGCAGTTGTCGCTGATGATTGCCGCGTCCTGAAGGAGATCCATCACCGCAATCTCCGGGTTGGCTAAGACGAACCATTCGATGGCGTTCATGAGTTTTTGCGGTCGAAAGATTCAATCGCCGAAACGGCAAGCCCAGCGAGTTTTACGAGATGCTCGCGCCTGTCCATTGGCGTCGCGAACCTCGCACGGCGAAGATGATCTTCAATGCAGTCGTGCCAAACGTGATTTCGGTTCGCGTCGTCGTGCGCAAAGTCGTTCGGCCCTTTGCCGTATTTTTGCCTGCCGTGATTTTGAGCCGATTGAATTTCAGCGGATATTTTTTTATTCATGGCGTCTTTCTCGGTGGTTCAGGTTTAGGTTCCAGCAGCACGACAGCCTCGCCGTGCATCGCCCGCGGCTTCTTGCAAACCTCGCAGACGAAATCGTTTTTGGCGTCCTGTTTGAACGGGTGGGTTTCCAAAGGGACGCGAAGATCCCAGAAGTGTTTGGGCTCGCTCATATCTCGTAATCCTGGGTGAGAAATTTGGCGTTGTGACGATCCCATTCCTCGCGGCCTGAAACGATTCTGGCAAACGAGTAAATCTGGTTAGCCATGCAATGCGCGAGTTGGACGCACTCACGGGTGCAGAGGCGCTGCGAGAGTTTGTTGCGCGGCGCTTTCTTGACCATGAATACCCCTTGAACATCGTTCGGCAATGGACCGCGAAGCAAGCCAGCCCACCCAGGAACTAACGGTAAAACTTTCTCCGTGAGTTCTGCCGGCGTGAGGAACCAAAAGAGAGCCGGGTGCCGTTTAGTGTCGCCAGCGATGTTGCGGGACATGTGAAACGGCTTTTTGGCATTGGCTTTGAAGTCCGATACCGAGCGCTTGATTTCGATCTCGTAAAGGTAGCGGTCCCGCGTGATGCCCATGACATCCGGCAAGCCGTTTGAATGACGCGGCGACCGTCCGAACAGCGCGACTGGACATCGCTTCTCAAATCTCAACCAGGACATGGCCATAAACTCTAGCGTCATTCGATGGTTGGCGCCGTGTTGAGTTTGGCCAGGTCTTTCTCGATGCGCGAGCGCAGGAGTTCGGATGGCGTCGTGTAGGGCGTGACTTCACCGGCGACTACAGGGTCACAATTTCCTGGATTGTGAGGCGCGCGCAGGCGGATAAGGACATTCAACTTGTAGCCGAACAGGATTTTGAATCGCTCAGGCCATGTAAAAACCCTGAACCAATCGCAGCATATTACGTGCTGGTACTTGGTCGGCAGCACGCGGGCGCGAGACTTGGCCACAGGCTGCGGCTTGATTTTGGCCAATGCCTGGCGCAGGAGTTCGGGGTCGAGATTTGAGGGTGTCATGGCTTGTCGTATTTTATGTCCGTCATAGAAACCATCGTGACATCAACTTCATCACGCTTGGTTATGGCATCAATTATTCCGTCAGCAATTCGCTGCTCAAATATCGTTGCGCCGTCACTTTGCTCGGCTTTAAGGGTCATCCTGACGGCTCTATCAGCGTGCTCCTCTATGATGATTTCGATTTTGATCATGGTTTCATCAGTTCAACCCCGCGATGACGGGGCGTGTTATATTTCTCGGGAAGGTTCATGTCCCAGCCGCACCTTGGGCACCAACAAAAATGTCCTTCGCCTCGGCACATGTGACACTCAAATACATCGCCAGGGTCAAACAGCAGCGGGTCTTCTTCGTATCCGTCGTGACATCCATCGCCGCCGCAATCCGAACAGGGGCACGTGAAACACTCATGGCCGCAGTTCGGGCATTGGTCGTCGGAGAAATCAACCTCTTCATGGCGAGGGTAAATCTCAGGACCTCCGGTGACGTAATTCGGTGTTCGACTCACCACGGCACGTCCTCCAATTCGTCCTGGTCTTTCTCGTGGCAGCAGCATTCGCAGGCGCGACGTTCTTGGTCTCGCGGGTTTGGATCATCGAATGGGTCTGGCGCGTCGTCGATGCGGTCGCGTATCCGCGCGCACTCGTAGGCGTCGTGATGGACGCAGGCGCAGGGGATGAGTTCGGGCTTGGCTTCCAGTTCGGCCTTGTGCTCGGCCTGGGCGATCTGGGCGTCCACCAATTTCTCTTTGCGGATGTCGTGCTCGTCTTTCATAGCCGTCGGAACGTGATGGCCCAAACGAACGGGTTAGAGTTCCAAGGATGCTTCTTTCCGTTTATAGAATTCCAGAGTGATTCGAAAGTAGAAATAGGAGTCACCGCAGAACCGTAGTGAAAAATGTCCTCATTGAATCTCACCGATCTTCCATAGTCCTTCCAAGTCCAGCACTTCGGGTCTTTTGGGTGCCATCGGCCTTCGATGGCCTCAGCTATCGCATCTTCCTCGCTTATGTCCTTCAACCGCTCAACTCTCACGCTGACAATTTCCAAGGTGAGGCGCGATGCCCATCGGGGCATGAAGATTGACGGTTTCCATTTGGTTGTGGCTTCGTGAACGGGACCTGAGTCGGCGCGATAGACTACCTGTTTTCCGTCGCTCTCGTCGGCATACCCAAAAGTTTCCCGCACCCAAAGCCTATCTGAGACTCCGCCGTATGGGCTGCGCTCTGCCATCCACTTCAGCCCTTGGCCGAACGTGGTATGACATCCCCGCTTGCCCGTCCAAATTAAGTGGTTCCTGCGACGCTCGCCCACATGGACGCCGTATTCGGAAGAAGTGCCGCCTTCGAGGAGGCTGTCGTCGATGATTGGCTGCGGATTAATGACGCGGCGGGTTTGACTTTTCCTGCCTTCCAGAATCGCGTTGATCATCGGGCCGCTGAAAAGGATCGGCTTCTCGATGACGGTCTGCGTTGCGGTGATGGCTTTCATGGTCAAAACGGAATTTTATTCAGTCCTGTAGATTTCAATTCTGATTCGCTCTGGCTCTTTGCTCTATCTCGAATCCTTCGGCACTCATTGCACATTCTGCCTCCGCGTTTGGGCCTGTAAGTGTTTTCATCACTGTATGGATGCCCTTTTGGGCAATGAGTTTTTGCCGCATTCCTTGCGGCGATGGTATCTCCGATTATTACGTTGTTTCCCCGGGTCTCCGGAAACAAATGAAATGGGTTTACGCAATGCCGAGTGCGGCATCTGTGATCTAAGGTCAGCCCTTTTGGTATCTCTGCCCTGAACAATTCGTAAGCGAATCGGTGTGCGTATTGGGTTTTTTGAAAGGCTGTAAATGTCCCATAACTGTTTGGCAGGATATTGGCTTGCCATAACCAGCAACTATTTTCTGCCGGGGTTATTTTTTCGGTGAATCGGTCGAACAGGCTTTTTCGCTTTTGGCCTGCCACCCATTTTACCGTTCCTCCTTGCCGCTTCTTTTTGAGCTTTGGTTGCACGGCTTCCGCCAAGTCTTCCGAGCTGAACCGCATATTGATTTTTTGCATTCATAAATAATCCGCACCGCTGGGGTTTTTGTCAATAACTAAAATGGCACCGCTTCATTCACAGTATCCGGGTTATCCTGATCGTCGCCCCTTCGCTTCCAGGTTCGCACAGTTCGCAGCTTACGGAGTGCTCTGGGATCACGGACCAGCAATCGTCGGACGGTAGTAAGCACATCAAAGATCGTAGAGACGCAACCGTCTGAGTCGATGCGTCTCCGATCTGAAAATCGGAGCGTAATTTCGACTCGATAAGCAGCAGTGCTTTTTGCATCCAGATACGGTGCTCTGGCTGGGTTATCGGTCGGGCCATTATCCTCTTGGTCTTTTTGTCCAGCCAGCCGAACGCCCGCTTGCCCGTTTTGAATGATGGAACTTTCCCGATGCCCTTGATCTCGATGGTCAACGTCTGTGGCGTTGAGTCGAATAAAGTCCTCTGTGGCTCTTGGAAACTTGGAGATGATTTCGTCACGGCTCATTTGGTATTTTCGTTTTTGACCTGTTCATCCTTCAGCGCGGCAAAGAGCAGTCGCACGAAAGCGGATCTCTCAGCACTCGACTCGTTGCCCATAATGGCTCCGAGCGCGGCCATGGACAGCATGTCGGCGTCGAACCCAAGCGAACTGGGTTTAATCAACCGCACGTCCTCTGGCCGCTCTGCCATGATCACAATGTAGCCAGAATCCGAGAGTTCCTTTTTCTGAACCTGACTGAGAGAGCCGGTGAGCGCGATGATGATGGGTTTTGGTTTCATTTTCGTTTGAGCGACTTCTTGAGGGTCTTGATTTTGATCATAGTCCCCTGCCGATAGCCGTATGGGTAGAAGCTTTCTCCGAGCGCAAACACCGTCGAGACTTCCTTAGCGTCGTCAAGGTCTGCGTCGATCCAAACCTCGAGTACCCCTGGCGCATTCGGGTTCCACGTAATCGGCACTTCGCGGTCGAACAGCACGGCGCAGAACTGTTTGATGTTGTCAATGCAGGCCCGCTTGTCGAAGTCGTCGTTTTGGATGAACGGGACGTTGGGTGCCTGGTTATACTGAAAGTTCTCCCGCAATTCGAGCCTGGCCGGCGTGCCGAGCGCATGGCCTAGGAGCGACGTGAGGGCCGACAGCGCGCGGATGGTGCGGCCTCCGGTCCCGCAGAGGATGCGATAATCCGCAGCGGCTGGCGTGACAGCGATCAGCGCCATGCGATTGACCGGCGGTTGTTCGACAATCTTGAGTCCCTGCGGATCGGTTACCATGCCGCGAAGCAAAGGAAACAGGAGTTCGGAAAGAGAATTCATTGTGTGAGCGGCGGTGACCTTGGGCTTCACGGCTTGGATTCAATGGAGGATATGATCACCGAACCCTCTGGTGTTTTTACTTCTGCTGTGGGTGCCGCAGCATCAATCGCGCTGAATATTTGTTTGCCAACATCCATAGCACGAGACACCACGGCGCTGTCCTTTCCAGATTGCATGTCGGCCAGGAGTTTTTTCCAGCGTTCGGCTGGCGGAGTTGTGTCGGTCGCATCAGCCACGCTTTTGACAAACGCCTCAGCTCCATCGGGCACGCGGAAAATAATGTCCGCGTAGGTGCAATCGAAATCGTCGTCATTGTCGCTCACATAGCAAGGATGATCGGCAAGCTCATCAATCACGCTTTGGTACTCCTCACGGTTCCCGCCGCCGTTCCGTGTATGGACAATTATTTTTGTGCCGTCCTCCGACGGGTAGCAGTCACGAAACCGACCGCAATCTGATTGCTTTAGTCCAAGTGTGGCCAGCAGAAGATCGGCGTATTGGTTTTTACCGAACAGAATGTTGTAGAGGCTCATAGGAAGCGGGGGTTTGTTTCGAAGATTTTGATAATTTCGGCGTTCACTGTGCGGCTGTTTTACGCGAGGTTGGGGAAAGTGTCAACGGTTTTCTTTGGTCAGGCGGAGAAAAGTTTAGAGCGGCGGTGTCATCTTCACCCATCCCGTTCCTGCGCAATGCGGGCGCGGTCTGCTTTGTTTGAAAACTTTAAGCTCTTTCCTGAGACTGAACAACTCGGCCTCCATTAACCGAAAGCACTCGCTCACTCGCTCAGGATTGTCAGATCCCACGGCGTCACAAATCTCATTCATGGCATGCCTTCGGGCGTGAAGTTCATTCGTCAAGTCGGCAACCGAACTTACAGGGGGTTGTGCCAAGTGCTCGTCTTTGTTCATAGCGGGCTGTCACCAAGCAGGCGTTTGGGGGAGATGATCATTGGTCAATCGGGGTATGGGGTATTTGGAGCGTCAATAAATTCGGCCTGAACGTCTCGGTCATCAATCCTGGCTGCGTTTTGCATTCGAAACTCCGAGGCGAAGAACATCAATCGGCAGTCCTTGGTCGGGCCGTCTTTGTTCTTCACAACATCGAGTATCACCCGGCGGGCGAGTTCGTCCTGCTGCTGCTTCGAATCGTTCGACAGCAGCCAGACCTTGTCGGCGTCGTACTCGATTTGGCCCGAGGCGCGCAGGTCAGAGAGTCGCGGGCGCCGCTGGTCCTTGTCGCTCTCACGATTCAGCGACGACAGCACGATGACTGGGCAGTTCATTTCTTTGCCGAGGTTTTTGATAGCGCGCGAGGCGTAGGTCGCCCGATCATACTCCTTCTGCCCGGGGCAGTTGAGAAGTTGAAGATAATCGACGATGAATAGGCGGGCACCCTTCTGATACATGCGCCGGCAGACGGAGCAAAGTTGCTCGGGGCTCAGGGGCCCAGCATCGGAAATCAGTAACTTATCCGCGCACGAAATCAATCTACTAAACCCAGCCATGGTCGCCTGGCTCTCAGCGGCGCTCACCGAACCAGCCAAGAGCTTGCTGCCATCGACGTGCCCGGCGGCGCAGGCCATGCGATGAACGATTTTCTTGCCGGAAGTCTCGAGGGAAATGAATCCAACTCCGGTGCCAGAACGGGCGACGTTGAACGCGATAGAGGTCGCCAGCGATGTCTTTCCGGTCGAGCGCAATCCGGCCAGGACAATCATTTCCTGATCCATCATCCCACCGGATATGCGGTCCAGGTCATCGAACCCGGTTGGCATCCCCATCGGGCGCTGCTTCGTCTGGGCGTTATCGTAGTCCTGAAGTAAACTGCCGCGAATGGCCAGGAGGTCGATGAACCCACTCAGCGGCTCGGTGGCACCGCGGATGGACAGCGACTTGGCTTCGAACCTGTCGAGAAACTCCCGGGCTTCCCCGTTTACCTCGTAGGCGGCCGCCGCGGTGTCCGTGCAGGTCCGGATGATCGTTCGCAGTAGGTGCTTGCGCTGGACGATGTCGATATACTCCGGAAGGTTCAGCGCGCTCGCGCAGGCGTCTGGAAGCTGTGACAGGTAGGCCACCCCTCCGACATGGTCGAGTAAATCCTTGGTTTTCAGGTAGTCATGCACGAGAATCAGGTCTATCGGCTTCGAGTGGCCGTGAAGGTAAAGGAACGTGCTGTAGATTTCCTGATGGCGCAGGTCGTAGAACATCTCCGCGCCGGCGCGTAGTTTCAGCAGGCACTCGGTCATTGAGTCGATTGGGGACAAAAAGACACACCCCAGGACGGCGCGCTCAGCGGCATCGTCCCATGGCGGTAACCGGTCTATTTCCGCGCGTTTAGCCATTTCTCCTTTCGATGCGCGAACGCTTTAGTGAACCCCGAGAAGTTGCCGTCGCCCTCTTCCCCGGGGCCAAAGTCGCTCCGTTGGGGTCCAGGACCGTTCATCGCCCACTTGTGGCCGTCGATTTCGTAGATGTCGGGAAGTGAATCAGTGGAGATGGAGGGTCCACCACCGCCGTCTTTAGCCAGTTCCGCGTTGATTTTGTTCAGCGCACCGTTAAACCCAGCCAGGGTTTGACTTTGGTTGCAACAAGCCCAATAGAGCCGCCCATCCGTCTTGGCCCAAGCACGTCTCGCGATTTCAATTAACTGATTCGGGTGGATTTTCATGGAAAGCAGAGATTTCACCGCCATTCCGTCTTTTCCACCAGCGAAAGCGTAAGGGAGCCCGAACCTGTCTTGAAACGCCCGACACCAGAAATCAATAAACTTCTGGTGTTCTGAGTTTTTCGCTTCTTTAGTAGTTTTTTCAGGAGGAGGCGCGACAGCGCAAGACTCCACTTCCTTTCTTTCCATTCCCTCCTTTCCATTCCATTCCGCGCGCGCGCGCGAGGCGCACTCGGGCGTCAGTTGCCTGACAGTCGGCTGACAGTCTCCTGCAAGTTCCTCGTATTCAAGCCAATCCGTGTTGGATACGAGAAAGTCGAGGGCAATTTCGAACCATTCCTGTGGAGCGCGGGTTTTAAGGGAGAGGGAGAGGGGGGTGTGGGGGGTCTTGTTGTCCCGAATGAGCGTTCCGCGAGGGTCGCACTTGCTGGCGACTTGGAGCATCAAAATCCAGGCGCTGAATATCTTGGCGCCGTCCTCGTGAGTGACGATGGAAGAATAGTTTTCGCCGTCATGCCGATTCGGGATGGCGACCCAGGAGAGGCTTACCACGGTCTTCGAGCGGTTGTTTTCGAAGTGGTCAGACCAGTCGCGGATGCGATATAGTTTCACGGCTTTGTCTCCGCACGCTCCACCTGCGAAGCCTCTAATTCACAGAGTGTGTTACAAAGTTCAGGCGTTCCAATTTTCTTCGCCACCTGAAGCACGCAAGTTAGAATATCAACAAGGGAGGACTTGCTGAATTTGGACAACTCCATTCTGATGTCAGCTTCCAAGTCCTCCCTTTGTTCGTGGCAGCTCCAGCAAAGGCACTTCAGCGCATTATCTGAATATTCCCATGGTTCGAAGGCACGTGCGTAATAACAGTGGTGCACGTGCAGCGTGGACTTTGTGTCTCCGCAATCCTCACAGGTCCAATTGCGCTGCTGGAGAATTTCCAGGCGTTTTTTTTGCCAGCGCGGGTCGCGCAGTTTATCGGAGTAGGTCATGGTTCTAAACTCGAAACCGCACCCAGCCGATGCGAACGGCCAAAAAAGGAAGCGCGGGCGCGCGTACCAAAAGGCCCATCGGTGGGTGCGGATTTGAATTTAGAACGTTCATTTTTGTTGGCGGTTCGACGCCGTGTCACAAGTGACGCCGCCGATTCTGCGTCCGTATTTCGCCATACGCAACAAAAATCTGGTGTTGACGCAACTTTTTTTCCGAGGATGATGCGGGCATGAGCTTTAAGAGCGTGGCAAGCAGCATGGCGCGGCGCCAGGGCATTTCGACGAAACGTGCGAGCGCGGAGTTGGCCGCGTCAACCAGGCGGGCCAGCAGCGCGGCCCGGAAGAGGAATCCAAATTTGAATCGTGTGAAAGGCGGACGGCGCTGAGCGTTTCCATTTTTTCTGTCTCCGATGAGGAGGCAAAAATGGACATGGGCTATTCCGCCGGAGCGCCAGACCCATTCCCCGGCTGAATCACGCGGCCAGGCGAGAACGCCTTTTGAATCGGGGCCTCTTCCTCGACCACTTCGCCTTTGCCCTTGCGAGGCTTATACTTCTTGGGCTTCTGGGACTCCTTGTAATCGACGATCTTGGCGGTGATGGTCGTCAGCTCCCGGGTGAGCGCGCGTAACTCGACGCTGTGCTTGGTCTGGTACGATGGCTTAGCCCTGAGCCGTTCGATATTGCGAAAAACAGCGGTCGCGGCGATTTCCAGCATCATGATCATGTCAGGCCGCGGGTTTTCTTTCAGGTCCCTGTGCTTGCGGGCCAGGGCCTCGCGCGCGTTTGCCGCTTTGGATTGCAGCCGAGCCTTGTAATCCTGGTCGGACTCGCCCGGCAACCGCAGTGTGACACCCCAACATTCGCTCATAACGGAAAGCTGTTGAGCGCCGCCGGCCAGCCAGATTCGCCATTGGTGCGTTCGTAGAGCCAGCAGTTGCAGGGAGTCGCGGCTTTGACCGGGAGATAGCACCAGCACCCGTAGGGCTCGGAGCGCCCAGTCCTTGGGGATTCATACCAGCTTTCTTTTGTCAGCGATGCCCGTCCGCAGGTTTGTCGCTTGGCGTCGAACAGTTCGCACCGGCGGCAATGCGACATGCGGAAGTGCCGCAAATTGGACACCCAGTCGTAGGAAATCAGCAGCGACAGGAAGTCGAGGATCTTACCCGCCAGAGTGCGAAACCGCAGTCGGCAGAGCAAAACCAGGGTGGCCACGGCAGCAGCCCAGAGCATCGGTAACCAGTAGCGAACCGGTATCATTTGGGCAACTTAGTCGATTCTGTCCAAAAAGTCTCTGTAAAAAATAATTCAGCAAAAGTGTTGACATTTGTCTGACAACCGTGTTACCAGTATTCGGCATGGCAAAGAAGAACAGACGGAGAATCACGATTCAAATTAACGAAAAGCTTGAACAGCGGCTGGAAACCGCCTGCAAGCGGCACGCAAAAAGTCTTGGCGCGATGGTCCGCTACTGCCTTGTCGCACAACTTCCATTCGTCGAGCAAGCCAAAGACCTACCAGAGGTATTCTAGTTTATGTCTCGCCCTAGGACCACCTATCATCAGATTGAAAAGTTGCTAATCGAAGGCAAGAAACCGAGAGAGATTCAAAAATCAGTCCAAACGACCGGTTCTTCGATATGCTACGTCCGGAGAAAATTAGGCATACCCCCGTTCAAAGCAGGAAGGCCGCGAGGCTTTAAGAACACAGAGACTCGCGAGCGGGTGATGGAAATGAAGGCGAGGGGTCTTAGCTACAGCCAAATAGGAAAACACTTCGGTTTTTCTCATCAGCGGGCTCAACAATATGTCCTAGTGCAAAGGCGCGGGCCGGAACGCAAAGTAGAAAAATGCTCTGACTGCGGAAAACTTGGCGTCGGGCTATCGAGACATCACGAAGATTATACGAAGGAGGACACCGTAATGCTTTGCTTGTCGTGTCACGGCAAGAGAACTGTAGAACAACACAAAAAACAGACCAAAAACACATGATCCAAAAAGCAACATCTTTCAAAACTGACGACGGTCAAATGTTCAACACCATCGAGGAAGCGCAAAAGCATTCGCTGGAACTTCTCCTTGCCCCGGCGCTCAAAACGGTTCCAGAGACCAACAGGGAAATTGCTGACGCCATTCTATCGTTGCGCGAAAAAGTAATCGACTGCCTCACGATGAAGCCTTCGTCGAAGCCAAGCGCCAGGAAGATAAATGGCGGAACGAGAAAGCGCACACCCAAAGTCGTCCCGGCCGTCGCACCAGAGAAAGTGGGTGCCGCATGAGCGAGGATTACAACAAAGGCTTTCAGGACGGACTTAAACAGGCTTTAGACTTGGCTGTCACGCACAACGACATTCCAGTCACGGCCATCAAGACCGCGCTGGATTTGACTTATGAGGCTTTGGAGAAATCGAAACCTGAAGCTCCCGTCAAGGCGCAGAAGGAGGAAAGTTTCCTGTGAGCGACGAAACCGAAAACCAATCCCTGACGCGCATGGAACCGATGCCGCTGGCGACACCGGCCCCAGGCGAGATGATGCAGGCGATGATCAAGGCAGGCATCACGGAGTCGAACGTCGCTGCCTTTACCGAACTGGTGAAGCTGAGCGAGCGCATGGAGGACAGGAATGCCGCGCGCGAGTTCAATCGGGCGTTCACGCTCTTGCAGCAGGAGATGCCGACCGTTCAAGCACTCAAGCCCGTGCCTGACAAGCACGGCAACATCAAATACAAATACGCGCCGTTCGAAGCGATCATGAAGCAGGTGCAGCCGTACCTGAACAAGCACGGTTTCAGCGTTCGTTTCAGTTCCAAAATCGACAGCGGCAAGGTGACGATGATGTGTACGCTCATGCACTCTGCCGGCCATTCGGTCACCAACGAGTTCACGGTGCGAATCGGTCAAGGCCCGCCAGGAGCAAGTGAGAGCCAGGCCGACGGTAGCGCCGCCAGCTACGCGCAACGCGGCGTCTTTTGCGACGCGCTCAATATTGTCGTGAGGCAGGACAACGACGCGAGAATGGAGGGTGCTCCCATCACGCCAGAGCAGGCGAAGAATTTGCGCGAGCGCGTAATGTCCACAGGGTCGGACGAAGCTGCGTTCCTGAAATTTAGTGGCGCGAAAACCTACGAGGAAATCCCGTCGGCGAAGTACGATCTTCTGGATCGGACGCTGGCAAAAAAGGAGAAGACTTAGGATGCACAAATTCAAAAATTTGGCTGGGCAGAGGTTTGGAAGGCTTGCCGTTACCGCTGATTTCGAGAGACGTGGCTACGATACGTACTGGCTCTGTTTGTGCGATTGTGGAAAAACCACAAAGGTTAGAGTTGGCCATCTTTGCGCAGGCAAAATACAGTCGTGCGGATGCCTCGCTAACGAGATGATTGGAAACCGCGCCAGGCGGCACGGAATGCACAGAAGTCCAGAATGGCGAAGTTGGATGAAAATGCGAGGTCGCTGCAAAGATCCCAATAATAACGAGTTTCACAGGTACGGAGGAAGCTGCGTAACGATCTGTGGCGCGTGGGATAACTTCGCTCAATTCTACGCAGACATGGGATCAAAGCCAACGCCGAAACACTCCATAGATCGGATTGATCCTGATGGCAACTATGAGCCTAAAAATTGTCGCTGGGCAGACGCGATTACCCAGGCCAACAACCACCGCAATTCCAAAAAAATCACCTTCTCTGGGCTTACGATGACCCCCGCTCAGTGGGAAAGGCATCTCAATCTCCCGCGTCAGATCGTAAATTCAAGAATGAGAAGCGGGTGGATAGTGGAAAAGACGCTAACGGCACCTGTTCGAAGATGGGCAAGCGTATGAAGATCGTAGAATGTCAACAGCAGTCCGTAGAATGGATAGAAGCTCGATGTGGAATTCCGACTGCCAGCGAGTTCGATTGCCTCATTAGCCCCGACGGCAAGCCGAGGGAAGGTGAAACTCCCAAAACCTTTCTCTGCCGCAAACTCGCCGAGGCATGGAATGGACCGCTGCCCGGGTTCGGCTCCTTCGCGACCGAGCAAGGCCAAATCCTCGAAGGCGAAGCCATCCCGTGGGCTGAGTTTGAATTTGGCTGGAAGATCGAGCGCGTCGGCTTGGTGACGACCGATGACGGACGCATTGGGTGTTTTGATAGAAAAACAGATATTCTTACACACCGTGGATTTGTTCCCGTGCAGGACGTAAAAAGCACTGATCTAATTGCTAATCTTGATCCCGACAGCAACAAAATCAAGTGGTCGCCCGTTCTTCGTTTGATTCGCTATCATTACACAGGGCCAATGCACCACTACGGGGATGCTGTAGTGAATCTTGTTGTTACGCCCAATCATCGACTTTGGGGAACGATTGTGAAATGGGTTGGAGGAAGGCGCAGGACCGAGAGAACGGGGTTCATCGAAAGCCAGGATCTTGGAGGAAGCGGAGAATTTGTGCAGGTTCCTGAGATATGGCACCAGGAGCAGGTTGACCCTAAGGAATATGAAGTCCAAGAACTTACACCCGTAAAAAATCACCCCAAAGGGCCACTGGGATTCAGAGTTCCGTTTATTGACTGGGCTCGATTTGTAGGTCTATGGATAGCGGAAGGGTGGACAGAGAAAAACCGCCAAGGCACCAACCTAGGAAAAGTTGGAATAGCTCAAACTGCAGCAGGAAAACTTGATGCTGCAAAAGAGATCATAAAAGCAATTCCGGTTAGATGGTGCCAAAAAAAGAATGGCTGGACAACCGAACGCCGGGCACTCGCCGAGGCGCTCGTATTATCTTGCGGAAGCGGGACGTTTGGAAAGCGAGTCCCGAGTTACATTCGTTTCGGATCGCGAAAGGCCATTCGAGCCTTCTTGGGCGGATTTATGATAGGCGACGGATGGACCGGTCGTAACGGTCAGAGGTCTTTATTCACATCAAATAAAGCGCTCGCCGATGATTTGTGCGAGTTGGTAATCCGGGCCGGCTGGTGGCCATCATTACACATCCGTTCGCCGCGGCGTTGGAATATTCGCGGCAGAACCGGATGGTCTAAGATCCAATACCACATTAACATACGGAAAACTGGAAAGGCTTATCATGTGATTTCCAAAGACCCAAACAGAGCGCTTGGGTTCAATGTAATCCAGCACGACGATGATGTGTTTTGCGTAACTACCCATACGGGGATTGTTTTGGTTCGAAGAGGTGGTCGGTTTACCTGGGTTGGCAACTGCTCGCCCGACGGCCTTATCGGCGACTACTCGGGCGTGGAGATAAAGTGCCCCGCCGCCGAAACACACGTCAAATATCTGCTCAAGAACGAGGTCCCAAAAGAACACATCAGCCAAATTCAGGGAGCGATGTTCGTCACGGGCCGCAAGGAATGGCAGTTCATAAGTTACAGAAGGCATTTCCCTGCGCTGGTGATCACCGTTCCACGCGACGAAATCTTTCAGGAAAAACTCGCCGAAGCCCTCGAAATCTTCCTCGGCAAGTTCGACCGTGCGATGGCTCGGCTGATCGAATTGAACGGTGGCCCGCCTCCGCCGCGAGTGAAGATGGCTTTTGCCGACGACATCGCAGCAGGCCGATCCCAAGAAAGCTACGAGGATATTGGGGTGACGCCGTGAACGCCGGATCGTTCGTAAACATCTACGGACGTTCGGCGATTGGCCGCGTGATAATGACCGAAGCAATCGGTGGATACCCAGGAGGCGCTGCCATCGTTACTGGACTGCATCCGGATCCAGCCGCTCCTGAAATTGTGATGCTCGTAAAGCACCCCTTCTGGACGCACTCGTTTTCACCAGCGAACCCGGTTATCGGGATATTGGAGCACGAAGAAGTCGATTTCTTAGACCAGTAAACCATCAACACAAAACCCATGGCGACTACAGAAAACCCAGTTAAAAACATCAGCGAAGAAGGCATCAAAGAGGCGATCATGGCGCAGATCGAAGCGCTCTATGACGAGCACATTGAGCAGATTCAGAACATCCGCAATCGGGCTCAAAAGAAGTCCATCAACGTCAATTTCAGCAATGAAATTGACTGCTCCGAGAGCGAGCCGGTGGTCAATACCAAGATCCGGTTCTGCGAGACCTACACCGACGAGCGGACGTCCACGGTGGACAACGCTCAGGGCACATTCAGCATCATGCAGAACACCGGACGGGGTGGCCGCAAAGGAGATCCCGCGCCTGCAGAGCCTGCCGAAGGCGAGAAAAACGGTTCAAAGTAGTCTTCTTTACGGGCGTGCCAAGGCGCCCAGTTCCAAAAATAGCCTTTGACCCCGTGCCGTTCGCGGCATAGGGTGCGCCCATGAACGGCGACGGCAATGGCTTCCTTTACGTGCCCGGGTTGAAGCATCCAGACCCAGCGCATGAATGTACGTCCCATAGTGGAGGCGAACCGCAGTCTCATCCATCGGACTGGAATGGCGATCCAGAAGCGCCGATTAATGACAATCCTCCTGATTGATTATGAGCGGATATGTTCCATCGTTACGCCATCCAGACCCCGCGCATGAGTGCCAATCTCACAGCGGCGGAGAAGTTCAGAGTCCGCCGACGGGATGGGCTGGCATCACACCGGAATCGGATTCAGTGCTACTACCTGCGCCGGTCCACGGAACTGACTGGACACTGCAACAATTTGGGGCAGACGTGCTTGCCAATTGGCTTACCAGCGCTCCCGCCGGCGCGGACGGGATAAGTTTTCGCTGGAGACCTTTTCCCAGTGGCGATTTTTCAGTGCCTGATGTTCCGGGGTCACCTGGGGCAATTACGTTAATTTCCGACGCAGGGCTGGGAGACCAATTTGCAGCTGAAGCCGCATGGACCCTCGGGGGTTCTCGGGTCAGCGACTATTCCAGCGAGTTCACCATCACACTGATATAAAAACCTATGAGTGATTCTTACGACCCAACGACCGGAATACATCATCCCGACCCTGCGAATATGACCACCTGCTGCGAAGACAACGGCGGCAGCGATGGCACCGGCACTGGAAATCTCAGCGGAACGGGTTCTCCGGTAGGCGTAGTGACCCCGACGTCAATCGGCCAACTTTACACCGACCAGAACGTGCCCCACAGCGTCTGGCAATCGACGGGACTGACCAACACGGCCTGGGATCAAATCATCGGACCTTAATTTTATGAAGAAACTTTTTGCACTCATCGCTTTATGGCCGCTGCTGCTCTCGGCTCAGCCGGTTAGGTTGCAGTTTGGCACAACCAACAGTGGGACAGTGCTCACCAACATCAACAAATCGCTGGCAACCAACGTCGTTAGCGGAAACGCCATCGCGAAGGAGTCGGGCTTCGGAACCAACGCGACGTTTCTGGGAACGACTGTTATTGGAAACGGTCGCGCCTTCGATTCAGGGCTCACGGCTACGCTGGGGGTAATGACTGAAGTTTTTCGTGGCGAGAACCTGCTGTTTTGGACCGACCAAAATAACCGCGGAATTATGTTCACACTGGATGGCGTGAACTGCTTGGCGAAAGTGTTTGTGAGCGACTCAGCGGGCAAGTTGATTTTCGATGCTCAATCGATTTCGCTCACGTCAGAGGGAAACAACAGTATCATCCAGCTCGGGTTTGCTGGCGCGAACGGCGGCACGGTAAAAATTCAGAAAGATGGAAGCGCGAGCAATGGATCAAATCGACCAACCAAGCGGTTCAACTTCAACACCAGTGTTTGGAACGGGTCTGGTGCGCAGGACTTTATGCTATCGCTGCGCGGCATCGTTCCAGGGACCACCAACAACGCAGAGCGCTTTCTGGAATTCACGCAGAGCAGCGATGACAACGGGACGGAAGAAACGCGGATGGCTTTGTTGTCCACCAATTCACTCACGCTGAGCGTTCCATTGGTGACCACGCAGGCGCATTACACAACCAACGTGAGTGCCACGGCGACCGCCCCAGACTTCACCAAAGGCTACACGCTGCTCGACCAATGCGGCGTTTACGGTTCTGGCCCCAGTCGGCGTGGATACGACAAAGACCTTGGACCAAACGACAGTTTTTTACGTAACTAACAGCACAGCGGTCGCAATCGCGATCACCGCTCCAGCAAATGTGCATCAGGTTGGCACTTGGTTTTGTACTAACCTGACCGCTATTACCTTCAGCCAACATGCCCAAAAGTGGACGAATGCCATCGCGCTTCCCATTTGGTGATCACTTATGCTTGAACGATCCCACATCGGCAGCGCCAGTGTTGTTGTAAGTCTTGGCATGAACGATACGGTAGATTACCTGCTTGGAAACTTGGTATCTGGTCGCCAAGAAATCCAGTGTCACTCGACGCGGCTTATACTCCGTTCGGATCTTATCGGCTTGCGCATCGGTGAACGCCGCATTGGCGCTCTTCTGCCCAGTGTAGCGACCGACAGGACTCCAGTGCCTTCCTTTTCTGGCCATGTCCTGAAGGTTCTCGGTAATGGTGCCAAGCCAAAGATGACCTGGATTAACGCAATAGGGGCAATCGCCGTCAGGACAATCATGGCAGACCTGAAGCCCATTCGGCACCGGACCAAAATGCAAGAGCCAGGACGCTCGATGCGCGAGAATTGTGCCACTGTTGCCAGATCGGCCAAGACCTCGATAAACGTTTCCATAAGCCACTCCCTTCTTCCTGTGGGAGCCGGTCCAAAACCAACAACTTCCAGTAATTTCAACTCGTTCAAAAAAGTAAGAGGGGAAGTTTGCGGAAAGTCCTTGCTCAGCAAGATACTCAGCGGTAATCTTTTGCATCGTGTTAGTTTGATGCTCGCTTGGGTTACAGGCCCGGGCGAGCGTTTTCACTTTAACCCTGTCGCTCTCGTGATGCAACCATGAACCGCCGATCCTTTATAAAACGCGGCGCTTTGTTTGTGCCCACACTCTTCATCCCGAAGTTGCTGCGCGCGCAGGCCTACACGTTTCGAGACCAGCCGTGGATGGGTAATGTGCGACCATTGGCCTCATTTACGCTGGCCTGGGCGGCGCGGGTGGTGGCCAACGGTGGAACCTACCCGACTGCCGGCGAGCTGCTGGCGGCAGATGCCTACTACCGTGGCTGTGTCACGGACGGCATCGACTCAATGATACTGAGCGACATACTCGTAGTCTCGAGCAGTTTGATTGGGGCGACTACGCCATTTTTCCATTCGGTCGGAAGCGACCCGTGGACCAACCATAGCTTTGTCGGCGGCGACTTGACGATTAACGGGCTCAAGGGTGATGGCACCAGCAAGTATCTCGACACGGGCATCATCACCAGCAGCGCATCGCCGATGACCGCGACCAATGCGGGACTGGCGGCTTACATCCACACGTTGGACACCACCGGGCATGGCTATAGTTTTGGCGTCGGCGGGGTTAATGACAGTTCGCATTTTGCCCTTTACTACGCCAGCAACATCGAAGGGATTTATTGCTGGAGGTTCCAGAACGCGAACACTGATTTTGTCCAGGACTCTGACTCAGCAGTGGGTAGCTTTGGGTATCGAGGTTATTCGGCAGGAATGCGGACTGCGGCTTCGGGCTCCGGGGCCTTAACTCTTTATCGGCAAAACAGCAGTATTACACCTATTAAAAGCGTGATCTCTGGAAGTTCGGCACAGACCGGAACGACGATTGCCACTTACCCGATCGTAGCCTTTGCGCTAAACAGTCTTGGAAGTATCAGCGGCTGGATTGACGGCCGCAATTCTTACCTGGGCGTGACCCAGGGGATGAGCGCGGCGCAGGTGCAAAAGCACGCCGACCGAGTACAGGCTTTGCGCGTGGCTCTTGGTGGAGGTTACCTATGAAGAAATTATTGTCGGTCCTACTGTTGCTGTCCTGCCTTTGTGGACGTGCGGCAAACCCGTCTTATCAGTCTTTTTCGACCAATGACTTCGTTTGGACGAATGGGGGATTCATTCTAGTGAATACCAATCGAGTAGCGCTGGTCGGATCGGCTGGTTATTTTGTTCGTTCAGGAACAAACGTGATCCTGATTACAAACGGCCATCTTGTCACGGTGTCGGCCGATGTTTCGAAATTACTGGTAACAAATGTAGCCGCGGCCGCAGCCCAGGCGGCAACTAACGGGATCACATCTTCCTACCCGTTTTTCCAGACCAACGCGCTCTCTGGAGGTGTAACCAACGGTAACGCTGGCAACGACCTTCACATTACCGGAACGGTGTTTGATAATTACACCACCAACAAGCGCAGCATGTCGGTGGACAACAGCGCCATTGTCCTTGGAGATGGAAATGGGACGGGGCTGGCCAGTTTTGCTGGAGGATTAGCCACTATCAGTTCCTTGGGGGAGATCGCAGGAATCGGAGTTGGATTGACAGCGCTGAATGCTTCGCAGCTGACGAGTGGGATATTGCCGCCGGCAAGGTTATCATTGAGTTCGGGGCAATTGGCGACGGCGTTAACGGATGAGACAGGGAGCGGAGCGGCGGTATTCGCGGCGAATCCGTTATTGAACCAGCCTGCCATTTCGGATTTTACGAGCGCGCAACATACGCATACCGGCGCGAGTAGTGGCGGGGTGTTGACCATAGCATCGATTGCGAGCCCCGGAACCATCGTCACCCAGACCTTCACCTTCGTTGTGCGCGGGTCCAACAATTTCACACTCGATGCGGCGCATCAGTTGAGCTTGAGTAACGCAGTGGTCAACTCTCTCCTCGCACTCGAAGGCGACAACACGGTGAGCAACATCAACTTGTCCTCGGACTTTACCTTCAGCGCGAACACGCTCAAGCTGAGCAGCACGGCGACGAACATTGCGAATATCCTGGCACCAGGCAATATTCTTACCAATGGAGAGAGCGTGGCTACTAGCTTTGGGGCGCCAGTAACACTCGGATCAACAACGGTTACTAATGGGTTTTCGGTTACGAATGCGGCGACTAAGGGGTTTATTTTTGCAACGAACGATAGCCTGAGTATCAGCAATGGATCTTTGGGGTTGGAAGCCAGGATCACAAACGGCATTTTCTTAGCTCAAATTGGAAGCACGTCACGGCCTGGGTTCGCATTTGGGGCTGACCCCGGAACGGGTATGTATAACCCGTTTGGGAGCCAACTTTGGTTCGCAGCCGGAAGTGGTGTTGCTGGCCGTTTTACTGCGGGCGGTATAGGATTACCGAACACAAAAGTACTTTTCTACAACGACACTTCTTTCTCGACAGTTCAAGCGGGGCTTTATGCGGCAAACTCTGGAATTGTAGAAGTTAATAACGGTACAACTGCCAATTACCGAGACTTGCTGGCTCGCAATGTCATCGCCACCAACACGGGAAGTTTCTCCAACGGCATCATCGGCTACGTCGCCGGTAGCAGCGCCGCCTCGGGGATAGTGGGCGAAGTGATTTCATCGCTGGTAGCCTCGGGAAGTGCGGTTTCCTTAACGACGGCGACCGCAGCAAACGTCACCAGCATCTCACTCACCGCAGGCGATTGGGACGTATCGGGCAACATCAGCTTCGCAGGCGGCACGGCGACCTACACAGGTTCGGCGGGGTCAATTGGCACCACGTCAGCCACGCTTGCGACCGACGGAACGGAAGTCAATTCCGGCGCTCAGTTCACCGCCGTATCTGTTACTGATGGACTGACGGTTCCAGCTAAGCAAATCAATGTGAGCGCGACCACTACGGTGTATTTAATTGGCAAGGCGACCTTCAGCGCAGGCACCGTTTCCGCCTACGGATCGATTCGCGCAAGGAGGGTGCGGTAATGACCGACGCCGTTCAAACCGCTCTAATCGTTGCCATAGCGCCGACCATTCTGGCGTTGGGAAGCTTCATCAAATCCTGGCGAAACGGCGACGACATTAAGGACGTGAAGACCGACACAGTTGCGATTCACGCCCTGAGCAACAAAGCAATGGGCGCTGCCCTTGGGGTGGGCGCGGTTGCGCTTCGGCAGCTTGCCGACAGCAGCCCGGAGAATCAGTCCTATCAGGAACGAGCCGTACAAGCAGAGAAAGAATATAAGGCGCATCTCGCATCACAGAATAAACTCGATGAAGCTCTCTCTAAGAAAAAGCCTTAGCCCAAATCAAACACGGTGATTAACATGACGCTCGCATGGCACAAGACCCGAAGAACTTTTTGGAAATCACGATTGGGAACGTGGTTACTTGGATCGGCATCCTGCTCGCTGGAGCGGCTACCTGGTTTCGCTCTCAATTCAACCAAGAATCCATGAGCAAACAACTCGCCGAGTTGGAACGGGAAATGAAGGAGAACGACAAGTCTGCGGTGATAGTCAGGCAGGAAAATGCCGTCACGCTAACCCGCATTGAGGATCGGCTAGACAATTATCATACCCGCATCCGAAAGGCAGAGGAGACGCTGGACGCGGTTGTCCGAATGGAAGCAGCCGCCCAGGAAACTAAGCGCATGGTTGCTGAGATCAAGAGTAAGCTGATATGAAAATGGCCCCATTGCCAAAAGGCGATTAGGGCTTAGGCTTGCACACAACAACGAAAGGCAAATTATGAGTTTTCAATTAATCTATTGGGTTTTAATGCTTCTATGGCTGGTGTTCGGCCTCTGGTCAAACTGGCCAGCGACCGGAAGCCCGTTCAAACCACTCGGCGGCACACTGCTGCTTTTCATCCTGCTTTTATTGCTGGGTTGGAAAGTGTTCGGCCAGCCAGTTCACTCGTAATGATTCGCGGTGAAAAAATCATATTCCGACTCAAGGGCGCATCGCAATGTGGGGCTGGCGTCGTTTGGGAAAGTGAGCGCGATGGACAGGTCGCCGTCGCGGTAATCCATTGGGCGGGCGAGGCGGGGCGGGAATATCGTCCGCTGGCAATCTTTCCGGCTGGTGAACTTATGCGCGGGGAGGTAACACCCAACGGCAAGAAAGGTAAGGACAATCCCCCGCGTGACAAGCGCCATGATTAGGGCTAGATTCTGGCTCTCTCCGAATGGACTGGATTGAACGAATGAAAAAGGCCATGCGTAAAGCGATTAAAGAATTTGCCTCACAACTTGAGGCGAAGTGTAAGAAGAACAAAAAACGACGGGCCGCCCGGCTCAATTTCGGTTTCGGGCTTCCCTTCAATAAGAAAGGTCAAAATCATATGCCCGCAGAAATCACACTGACAAATGAGCAGCAAGTTGTTGCCACACTAAAGCCCGTAACTGCCACCGGAAAGCCTGCAAAACTCGACGGCATTCCCGTCTGGTCTGTGGTATCCGGCGCTGGCACCGTAACACCCGCCGCTGATGGCATGTCCGCGACTCTGGTAACGCCCGACTCCCCGGACGATACGACCTATTTGGTCGATGGCGATGCCGATCTCGGATCTGGAGTTGTGGATGTTCAGGACACGATCCTGGTCCACACGACCGGAGCTAATGCTGCAAACTTGGGATTGACGCTCGGCGCGCCAACCGCCAAGCCGTAAGCCAATCGGTTCAATTCAAAGCTTGCGCCCGTCTTCGGACGGGCGTATTGCTTGTACAGATTGAGCGCCCGAAAACATCTAACTTCCGATGAGCGACAGGCGAGAATTCTGCAAGCAATGTTTGTCGGCGCACCCCCGGAGCAAACCGCCCGCGAGCTTCGAACCACCGTCAAGCAAGTCAAGCGCACGGAATCCAGCTTAATTCGACGCCTTGGGCTGAACCAGGCAAATACGAAACGACAATCCTACCCTTACACCGCAGACGACTACTGATTATGAAAAGACTCGCCCTAATCCTACCACTGGCCCTGCTGTGCGGCTGCGCTTATCTCCGCTCAAGCACCACCAAGAAGCCGGACGGTTCTGAAAACACCATTGTAAGGGTTTGCACTTTCTTTGACAGCACATCGTCGCTGACGAAATTCAGGAACACCACGGGTCAAGCGGGGACCGGAAGCAATGTCTGGGCTTACCCGAGTGGATCAACCATCGGCGCTTATGATGCCTCTGTGACAAGTTCAAATTTGGATCAACTGATTGGCCTCATCGTGCAAGGAGCGGTCGCTGGGGCGGTGAAAGGGGCCAAATGATTACGCTTGCAGCCATCTTGTGGGAGAGCATAAGGGCTATCCCGCGCATCGTTCCATTTAACCCAGCCTTCATCGCGGCACCTGTCATGCTCCAAGTGGTTGCGATGGGGCAGCCGTTCACGCCACCAGCGCAGTTTCATTCCGTGACCTCTGAGCCGGTGCAGTGGAATCCGCCGATCTACACTCAGGAAGAAACTGCGCATCACCTACCCGACCCACAGGCGGCAAGGCTTGCCGCGATAGAACTTCCACCAATGCCGCCCGATGTGGTGGTTGTTGGCGCGACCAATCCAGCGACGTATTCGTTGAAGTATCTAAAGTTCGACCCGGTGCCCGGCGCGAGTGGCTATCAAATCTTCGTCACGCCAATAGCCCAAGGCCGAGCAGTGGACGTGAGCACCAACTTTTTCACACCAACCAATTTCAATGCCATTCCACACTTGCTGTATGGCTCAAAATACTGGATTCAAGCCGAGACACTGGCACCGGGCACCAACAGCGACCTTTCAATGCCGTTCCAATGGCCGCAGCCGATCATTACTTACGACCCAGTAACAGTGGAAATCACCCACGACACGACCAACTGGGCTAAGTTGCCGGCGGCAAGTGTGGTAGTGACCAATGCTCCGGGGAGTCAGGGCTACTATCGGGTTGGCTTTGTTCGTACCAACAACGTGGACCCCTATCAGATTCGGGAATGAAAATCAGCTATATGCGGGTCAAGTCTCTGCTTGGCCTTCCCCATAAACAACGAGTCAGCTTTTCGGGAGAAGCAAACCGAGCGGGTTTAGCTCGCTTGGTCAAATACAAAATCATCGCGGCCAGACGCGCAGGCGATGACCGACTAGCCGCCGAGCTTAGTCAGGTGAAGCAATTCTTTAAGACCCCAAGTCGTTACAATCGCTGCTCTCATCCAAACTGTGGGGTGATAACAACTGGATTGCAGTGCCGCCTTCATCATCTGACCCGCAGGAAGCCATTGCCTAAAGCTCTCGCCGCCTAAGTGCGAGCCAAACTCTTTCCATGCCAGAACGCCTTAGCCTCGTGCCATGAAAGTCCGCACCCTCTCAGACCTGAATCTGCTCACGCCGAAAATGTGCCGCTTTCTGGCCCGCAAAAGCCACGGTTTGTCCCCGATGACCAACGACGAGATCGCGCGGCGTTCGGGACTGGCGCTATCCACCATCTGCAAAATCTCGACGTGCGAACGGTGGGACGGCATGACTTTGCGTGTGGTGGCTGCGTTCAGTGAGGGTTGTGGCGTGAACCTGCTGGCACCTGGCCGGCAACTCAGGTTTTGGAGGAAGAAAAAGCTGGCCTATCTCGACCGGGCGACACCGCAGCAGCGCAGGATGTTCGCCCGCCTGCTAACGGACATGCACAATCATCCCGGTTGATCTCCCGCCGGATTCTGGCATCTCTTCGAGTTCTTCGGCACATTCCATAAAGAGCGCATAACTGAGCGCGTCAAAAATGTGCTTCATCGGGTCCTCTGTCGGGATATAATCCACCTTCCCCTTTTTAAGACCCTCAAACATGGCGATGGCGAAATGGCAATGAGCGGAGACTTTTAGCCGGCCAGTGTGCAGCAGCATTTTCACCAATGACACTCGCTGCCGCACTCCGCCCTTGGACTGGGCTTTGGGCAGCGCGCGGAGAAATATGCGATTGCCCGACGCTGCATAGACTTGCAGGTAGGGAAACGTAGCGGCCACCGCGCTGTACTTTTCGATGGAGTTGCTGTCCGACCAGGCCCGGTCGAGATTATACTGCCGCCCGGCCGCTTTCTCGTGGGCCTCAATTAACTCCATGAAATCCTCGGTGAAAGTGGTGACCGCGATTTCCTTTTTGAGGTAAACCAGTTCGTCAATAAGGGTGAAGTGTGAGCGACCGTTAATGACATCCCGGTTAAGGATAACGCCCGCATGGTTTACATCGCCGATGTCCAGGCCGAGCACTAATTCGAAGGCTCCGGGTGATGGGTTCGCGTAGGTCCAGTCTTCTTCATTAGGCGACGTGCAGTCCCCGACGATGTGCAGGTTGCGCTTGAAATAAGCCCTGAAGTGCATTGAGGCATCGCCCTCGCCGTAAATCCACTTGCCTTCGACGTACTTAGCCCACAACCCGGCATCGTAGGCGTTCTGGGACTTGAGTTCGTCGAGTTGCCTCGGGTCCAACCTGGGGTTTTCGCCGGGCTTAATCTCAATGAGCGCGAGATCGCGTTGCTGTGCCAGGAACAACCGTTCTTCAAGTACCGGTAAGCCGAGTTTCTTTTGGCAGACAACATACTCAGCGTAATCTTGGACACGTTCCACGTAGAACACTCGATAGATCCACGACAACTCGCCTTCGTCGGCTGGGTTGGTATCAGCAATCCACATGTGGCTTTCGTAAGGAATATGGGACATGCGAAGCGAAAGCAGCGACACCCCGAGGATCTTTCGGTCGTGGAATTTAGAAAGCTCGGAGAAATAAATCATGGAAAACTCCATCTCCTTCAGCTTGTCCTCGATGTCCGGGTCATGGTCGAGTGAGAACAACATGCAGGTGGACTCGCCGCCATGGACATTGCGGATGCGGAAGTAAAGGGTGCGGCTGAGGCTGTCGAGCTTGAAACCGGGCCGCTTCTCGGCACTCAGGGTCGTGTATCGCAAGCCGATTTTTGCGTCGATCCACTCCTTTAGAACGACATCGTGCAGCAGGGACCAAGTGCCGCCTTCTTTGGAGTTTTTGACCGTGCGCGAGAACATCGCCACACGGGCATCTGGAGTTTCCCAGAGATGGCGAACGATACGGTGAAGGGTACCTCGAGTTTTGCCACTCAGGCGTGGGCCGCTAACAAGAAGGGCGCGCGCCTGGGAATTTAGAACTTCCAACTGCTTATCGAACAAGTCGGGATACCAATTACCATCGGCGTCGTTAGGCATCGGCGAAGATCAGTTGCACGTCGAGCACGGAGACGATGCGATGCGGGCGGCCTTCGTGAGCGACGGCGACGTGGCCACGGTCAACATCGACATGGACCCGCTGGCCGATGGCGAGTTCGGGTGGCATGTGAGGCCCATCACCGAGCATCGCGACCCGGCCAAAAGGCGTGACGCGCTTGGAAAGTTGCGGGGCTTCGATAGGGCCAGAGGCTTCTTCGATGGGTTCAATGAGGATTCGGTTGCCGAGTAGTTTCATTTGGTTGGGTGGTTTGAGGTTTGACGCGCCAGCGTTTGACTAAAAGAAAGCTGCCGGTGGCGCAACGAGGGCAGCCAATCACGCGGGTTTTTCCGTCTGTGTATTCAACTTCAACTGGCTGACGGGATTTGAAGAACGGATTTTCTTGCGTGTTATCTTGCCATTCGTCGGTCATGGCGGAAACATTAAGCTTGCGCGTGGCCAGTTGCAAGCGTAGGAGTAGCCCATGATGAAGCCGCCAATTCAGATTGCGCTGCCAAGTGACCATCCCGCACTCAAAGGTTGTCTGCCCGGCGATGTGCTCATGGTAAAAGTCAAAACCCTCCCTGGTGAAGAGGGGGAAGAAGCGGACTCCGAGGCAGAGCCAGAAGGCGAGGCGCAGATCATGGCCGACGTGCAGAGCATTACCAAGGTCAAAGCTGTGCCCGCCAAACCAAAAGCCGCGCCGATTAAGCCGATGGACTACCTGAAGTCGAAGCAGACGGGCAAGAAGGCCGAAGCCTACTGATTTCATGATCGATCTTACAATCCTTACCAAGCGGGGCATCACCGCCGAAACCCTGCGCCAGAATTTGCAGGGCGACCCGAAGGACCTGCAGCACGGCAGCGCAAAACTCGGCGATCCTGGCTACGACCCGCTGACCGCAACACAGCAGGACAAACGCTGGGCGCTGTGGAACCGAATCAGGTCGCGTGTTCAGGAGGGCATGGACCGAAACTTTCGTGACTGGAAAACCTACTACGCGCTCGACCAGGCATGGGACACCCCGTTTCGGCAAATAAGCCCGACCTTGATCGCTTCCCTGATCGACAGCAACCCCGATGAGGACACGGTTTACAAACAGCTTCAGGACTGGGGACTGACGTCGCTAATCGAGCAGCAGAAGGACCCGAGAACCGGCGCCGACACCGGGAAGAAGGTTTTCAACCTGCCGATTTTCTTCAATGTTTTCGTTCCACTGGTCCGCGCCTACCTGACGATCCGCTGGGCGAAGCTGATGAACGACCGTCGGCTGATACCGTTCCTCAAGTACGAGCCGGTGAAAGCCACGACGCAGTTGCGGGTAAAGTGCGAGGCGCTGACCGATCGCGTCCAGGGCATCTCGACGCAATACAGTTACTTCGACGTGCTGAAGCAGGGCGTTTTCAAAATGCTCCATTACGGCGAGTGCTTTATGACTCCGAAAGAGGAGTGGCACTCGGAGACGCAGGTGAAGATTGCCGATCAGGAAGATGTCCTGATGGAAAAGAAGAAGGAGGATGGCACACCGGTCAATGCCGGGGATGAAATCAAGGTGACCACCCGCGAGGGATTGCGCTACCAGCACTGGCATCCCACCCGATATTTCAAAGACCTCGCCCACGGCGCTTATACCTACAACTCGGACAGCGGCTGCCAGTTTTTCGGTGCCTGGCGCGTGGCGCGTTACCGCGACATTCTCACCAGCGGCTTCTGGAACACGGACAAGGTGAGCCTGGGCACCGCGGATCTGCTGGTCAACAATCGCCTGTTCTTCACCTCTGTCTATTCCGCTTGCACGATGAAAATGGGCGTGGCTGTTCCACCAGCCCCGGCGCCAGCAATCGACGGCGCAGCCCCGGTTTACACGGCTGGAGTCGGCACCGGCCAACTCGACCGTGAGAAGGATTTGGCTAATCAATACTACGGCACCGACCACTTGGACCAAGGCGTTCTGGTGACCGAATATTTCGAAAAGTTGGTGCCGAGTGAGAACGGGCTTGGCGACTACGACCATCCCGTCTGGTTCAGGTTTGTCCTTGCCGGCGACGGTTGCACGATCATCTACGCGGCACCCCTGCCCTACTGCCCGGTGCTCTACGCCGGGTATGACGCCGACGAAAGCCGCAGCCGCAATGCCTCAATGAGTCTGGAAATCCTGCCGTTCCAAGACCAGTTCACGAATGTCCTCAACCAGATCATCCTGACGGCGAAGCAGAACCTCGCCAACATCACGATGGTCGATGAGGACCAGATACCGGAGGACACGAAGAAGCGCATCGCAGGCATCGGCGAGGGGCTTTACCGTTTTCTGAACGTGTTCGGCTACTCAGGCAAGAAAGCCAGCCGTGGCCAGAACAAGGTCAGTGAAGCCGTCCAGACTTTCGCGCTGCCCAAGGGCAACACCGCCGAGTTGATCAACGTCCTAAAGACCATCCTCGACGTACTCGAACGGCTATTGGTAATGAGCAGCCACGAAGTCGCTCAGGCCGCCAGCCATGAGCAGACGCGCGAAGAGGTCCGGAACATCGCGCAGAGCACTTCCAGCCGGCAGACGTTCACCGCTACGCCAGTCGATATTCTCTGCGAGGCTTGGAAGCGGCAAATCTACTGCGGCCTGATGGCCTACGGCGACGACGACATGTACGCGCATATCCCCGCTGAGACCCCACTGACCAAGGAGCAACTGAACGCCATGGGCTTTACTTTCGTGGACAAGGATCTCAACGTGCGGGACAAATACCACACGGCGCGCGTGAAGAAGCAGGCCACCGCTATCGACATGTGGCTCTTTGCTTCGACCCGCGACGGCGAAGACCGCACGAACGACGCCCAGGTCGCAATTGCCATGAGCCAACTTATGCAACCGTTGCTTCAAATCCCGGGCATGGTTCAGGCATTGGGTGCCGACCAGCTCATTGACATCGCCAACCAGATCGCGCAAAAGGCTGGCGTGGATCGGGACTTCAAACTCCGGAACGTCGGGCCAAACACGACGCCCGAGGAACAGAAGGCACAGGCTGAGCAGCAGCTAAAACAGGTCGTGGACCAAGTGATGCAGCAGCTTCAACCTGAGTTGCAACCGTTGCTTGAGGCGACTAAGAAAAACTCGGATGACCTGAAGGTGTTGCAGCAGATGGTCGGAATGATTGTTGCGCCGATGATGCCGCCGAGCGGGCCGCCGATGCCTGGGACGCCGCCGATGATGCCGCCAGGACGAGAGCCAGGGCCACCGCTAACGCCGCAACTTCCGCCCGTGAATCAGCCGATGATGGCTAACGGCGCATGATCGGCGACTTTCCAATCCAGAAAGGTCACGACAAGCAAGTCCTGCGTTCTATTCCGTGGTCGCTGATAGCAGGACATGAGCGTCAAGCCCAGCTTAACCACAGCCAAACACTGCGCCGATTAGAGGAACGCCACGGGCTTAGCCCCTGCGAGGCCCTTGCCGTAATTGAAGACCGACCGTGGGCTAGAATGGACCCCGTCGAGGCTGAGAAAAAGCTGGCTGACTTAGTTGCTAAAACAAGCGCATGATCCAAGTCGAGACCACAGCCTACCCGGACGACCGCGCTAAACAGCTTCAGGATTGGCTACGATTGCCAGCCTGTGCCCTCTTCCTCCGATACCTTTCCGAGCAGTCAGCGCAACTCACCGCCGACGCTGGAAACCTTCTGGTGAAGAACGAGCAGGGGGACAAAGAGGACGCCGAAGCCGCTGGCGAACTTGCCCGCCAGATTCAGTTCATGATCAAGTTCATCCAGACGACACAGGGCAACCGTCAGCCAGACGAAGGCCCGTTTTCTTTCCAAGGGGTTGACTTGCAGCCCATGCCAGTGCTAGAAGTAGCCAAGACCGATTGATTGAACGCCGAACTTTTATGCCGATAAACTTCGTTAAAGCAGCGCCGATTGTGAAGCCTGCTCCCCCTGCCGAACCCGACCCAAAAGACGTGCCTAATGCCGAGGAACTAAAGGCAGCGGCCAAAGTGGCCGTTGATTCGTTATTCGGCGACCCCGCGCCAGAGCCTGAGCCGCAGCCGGAACCCGCCGCCATTGCGCCCGTAGAGCCCGCTGCCGCCCCTGAGCCGCAGCCGCAAGCCGAACCTGAGCCAGAACCAGAGCCTGAGCCGCAGGCACGCCCGTTCGACGCCCAGGACCTGATTACGCGCACGGCGCGCGAGACTGCGGAGGCCATGCGGAGACCGGAACCTGCCGCCGCCCCTGCCACGCCAGAGCCAACCATGGTGACGTTCGAAATGAGCGCTTCCGATGCCCAGGAATACGCAGTGCTGCAATTTTTGGAGAAGCAGGACCCCGCGAAGTTCAGCGGCAAGGCTAAAGCTTTCCTCGATTACGTGAAGTCTGTTTACGATTACCAGGACAAATGGGAGAAGGAAAATCCCGACAAGACATGGGACCCATCAGCTGACGAGCACGCGGACTGGTTTGCTTCGAATCCGATCCCGGTGGACAAGGAGACCATCGAAAACGGGCTGATTGACATGAAGGTCGAGCAGCGCGTCGAGCAGCGGTTTGCCGAGAAGGTGAAGCCCCGCATTGACATGATGGATGCCGAAAAAGCCTTAGAATCGGCGCGCCCGAGCATCGAAATGAACGTTGCCAGGGGAATTCTCAAGCTTGTGGCTGTGGCCGCGCCCGAACTGGTAGCGCTGGTCACCGCGGCAGACGGCAAGAATCCCAACCTGAGCACCGAAGCAGTCGAGAAGGTTCACGAGGCCGACGCTATCGCCGCAACCGTCCTCGACGCGACTGCGGCCGAGATTGACCCTATCCTTCGCGAGTTGGAAAAATCCACAGTGCGCGATGCCAATGGCAATTACCCGTTCAAGCTTCAACCGGACAAGAATCAGATCCACGCAATCATCGACGGCTATCGGTGGGAGGCTGAGAATCAGTTGCGGCAGGCCCCGGCAGAAGTGCAGAACGTCAATGGGCGGCAATGGGTGAGCCTTGAGCAGAAGGCCAAAGACTTCAAACAGATCCGCGATACCTCGACCGGCCAGGAGCAGCAACGCAAGCTTCAGGAATACGATGCCCGCCACTGGACGCTGACAATCGACAATGTGGTGGACCTTATTACCGACGATTACGGGAAAAAGGCACGAAATCTCATCCAACAAACCGATGCGCTGGCTAAAAGGAAGTATAAACCCGAGGCCCCACCCACAAATGGCGTCCGACCGGGCACGCAAGTTGCGCGTCCAGCCGCGCCAATTGCCCCAACGCCAGCGGGAAAACCGCGTTCGCCCTCAGTTGCCTCAGCGTCCGACATCGTGACTACGGCAAATAATGGTCCTACCCCGGCGAAAACCACGCAGCAGCAGATCATTGACGTGATGTTTAAGTGATTCTTGTTGCGTAAGTCGAGCGCATGTCGCGCCGGCAAAACGCAACAAGATGAAACGAACATTACGACCGCTACTTATCCTCAGCGCGCTGCTGGTTCTCGCCGCAGCCGCTTTCACGCTCGACAATCCCGCTTGGGGAGTTGCCGGCTTATTCCTCGCCAAGCTGCTGACGCCCGTCAAAGGCGTCACGATGGCTGTTACCGCACTCGCCACGCGCTTCAAGAGTACCCCGTGCCAAGTCGTGGTTGGAAACAACTACGATACCTGCGGCACCGTGACTCGCGCTACGGTCGCCCACCTGACGCCCGCTGACCTCGACACCCTATTCCGTCCCGGTGGCTTATACGCCGATATGGATGCCTGGTGGAGAACCGCGTTTGAAATGCAGGCGTGCGGCGTGAAGACCAATGGCGTGTATGACTGGATCATGTCCAGTGCGCGCAACATGAAGTCGCTCATCAACACGACCAAGCTCGACCGCGGGCCTTCGCTGTTGCAGCCATTCGTGCTCGCTCGGCAGGACAGCGTCATCAACGTCGATTTCTGGGCCATCACTCAAGGTCAGGCGAATTCCGCGTACACCGCCTTGGTTACCGGGCCGCTAACGACCGCACAGAAGGCATTGGGCGCCGCTGGCGACCGCGTCGTCCGAGTTGTCAGCCGCTACGGAGTTGACCTCGATGCCAACTGGTTCGTTGACCGCGATCGCGTGCAAATCTTTGGCCGCGCCGGCAGTGGTGTCGGCACTCAAGGCCAGTGGAAAGTATTGGCATCGGCGGCCGCCGCTGACTCGTCCTACGTTGACGTGCTGATCACCAGCCAAAACTCTGGCAGCGCGACTCCCTTCGACACCGCGCCTACTTCGGGCGTGCTGATCAAGACCGGCGCATTTGCGAACGACTTCGAAAGCTGGTGCCATAACCGGCCAACGCTCGACCCTCGCAAACGCATTCCGTTCTGGATCGAAACCGTCCGCCGCTCCCGCTGCGTGGATTCGGAATATAAGAAAGTGTTCGCCCGCCTGATGGAGTCCAACGAAGCCTGGCGTCAACTCGGGGACCTCCCGATGGCCGAACGCAATCGCCAGGATGAAATGCAGTTCCAGAATGAGCAGGTCAATGCGTTCTTCTGGGGTAAGGCTGTGTCCTCGAACCAGACGATGGCGCTCTGGCAATCCCTGCGCCAGATCCTGACCGTTACCGGCTCGCAGATCGACCCCGGCACCGGCGGCAAGCTGGTCGCCTACGAGGCGTATCAAATCGGCGTCATCGAGCAGTTACGAGCCTGCGACCGTGTTCGCGACCTGCAAAACAACGCGCTCAATCTCTACGAGTTCTTCGACGAGATTTACAACATCATGCGTGCTCGCAAGAGCCAGGGCCGCAACTCGGACTCCATCGACGTTTACACGGACTCGCGCATGGCCGCGCTGTTCGAAACCGCTTTTGTGAACTACATGAAGCTCGAATACGGCGACATCGTTCGGCTCAACATCGAGACCGGCAAGAACGAACTCGGCTTCCACTGGACCAGCTTCCAGCCGAAGTTCCCGCAGGGTGTGACGATCAACATCATCACGCACGAATACTTCGACGACTGGTTCAACGCGTTCTCGACGGAGAATATCAGTTCGCAAGGTCGTATGATGCTGGTGCTCGACATCGGCCAGCCTGGACCTAAAGGCGGCACGATCTATCCCGGCATGATCGACAGCAACCGGAAGAATCGCACGCTCGGCGAACTCGAAAACCTCGCAAGGCTCGACCCGACATTTGCTTGCACGATGGAGAATGTGACGCAGGAGATCACGCTTACTAGCGTCACAAAAACGGCCATTGTGGAATGCCCCGCAAATTCGCTGGCGATTCTGGGGATCGCAGACGTGGTGCCTTCAACTTCAGGGCGCAGTTTGAACCCATCTTATAGTAACCTTTACGCCGGATTAGGCTGGCTACTAATCGGACTCTCGGTTGCATTCACTGCGCTGAGTTCTTTGGTCTAAGTTCAAACCAAACTATTCACACCCTCGCCGTAATTGGCGAGGGTTTTTTGTTGCGTTTGTTCGAGATGGCGGCCATTATTTTTCCCTCGGTTCGCACCCGAATGAATTCGTCACCGAACAACTTCGCTCCGTGTTACGTGCTTGCGGCTCCCTGCTGCAAGGTGCGACACGCATCACGGGGCGCTTCAAAAACTTATGTCGCACCCATTAAGAAAGCCAAATTCGGAACCCGTTGATTGGTCGCCCATCGTTCGAGCATGGAGGAAAAACAAACGCGCAGACGCCGTGGATTTTATAGACGTGTCGCCGCTTTGGCCCGCAATTCTATGTAATAAAAACTCCCGGTTATACGTCTGGATACTCCTGCTCAATCGGGAGAAATTTTGGAACATTCAGTACATCCACCGCAGGATGAGCGACCCAGACGTGCTCGCCAAGATGAGGGCTGAAAACATGCAGCCGAAAATTAGGGAGAGGAGAATAAAGCAGCGCAACGACAAGTACTACGGAGACCTTTTCTACAACGCCGAGTGCAAAAAGCGAGGCATGGACTATTTCATGCGCAACAAACAGAAGCAGTACGATCGGATAAAAGCACGGAAGCACATCACCGCTGATCGCGACCGTGAATACATCAAGCTCTGGCAACGCCACAAAAGGCAAACCGATCCGCAGTACAATATCGGCAACCGACTTCGTTCGCGTCTCTGGCACGCGCTCCGAGGTCGGGCCAAGAAAGCAAAGAAAACCATGGAACTGATTGGCTGTACCATTCCAGAACTCATCGCCCACCTTGAATCGCAATTTACCGAGGGCATGAGCATGGAGGGAATAATGAGCGGGAAAATCCATCTGGATCATAAGCGACCATGTAGTTCTTTTGATCTGACGGACCCAGAGCAGCAGAAAATTTGCTTTCATTTCTCTAATATCCAGCCCCTTTGGGAATTTGATAATCTGTCAAAAGGCGCCACAATCCCCCTTGCCAACCCTCCCCAGATCGCGTAACCAAAACTGAATGGTTGGGGTGAACTGAGGTCGGTTCCGGCGCCTCTCGCATAAAGGGGCGCCGGTTTTTCATTTGACGGTGGATAGAGGAAGGTCTAAAGGTTGCCCATGGCAATGCGCTATTTCAAAAAGCTGGGTCCCTCGAATGATGTCCTTTGCCCGACGGTTGGAAGAATCAAGTTTCCGACGCTGGACAATCTGGTCGGCTGGTTTGCGCACGATAATCCGCAAGTTCAAGCTGAACTAGAGGCGTGCATTAGAGAGGGCCGCTCAGGTGTGACTGAAGTCAGCGCCGAAGAGTTCAAGACCGAATGGATTGACAAAAAAAAAGAGAATCCGTCGGGAGCATCAAAGCCGCTTTGGAGAGAGGAGATGGGCAAGGGAGCGTTAAAGTCACTGTCGCCAGTCCAGGCGCTGGGAAGCGAAAGAGTCGCTGCTGTGGTGGGGGTTAGTGGTCCTGATACGCCCGCGCCAGTCTCGCAACAGGTTCGGGTGAACGACCCGCCGCCTGCCACTGGTGAGAAAGCCGAGTTCAAACCGACGGTCGGCAAGCGTAAGTCGAAGCTGGCAAGTTTCACGAAGGATGGGTTGGCGGTTCCACCGGCAGGAGAATGATTATGTTTGCATACCAGGAACGAGTTATAGCCGAGAAGGAGCAACTGGACGACAGATGCCAGAAGCTTCGGAGTTTTACCGGCGGAGCGGTTTACCACTCGCTCGACGCTTCTGAGCGGGATCGGCTTGAGCGGCAACTTGAGGCAATGGGCACTTACTCAGACATCCTCGGCGAGCGCATCGCTGCATTTCCGAAGTGAAAACCTACTCCGAACTTCGCGCCGAGATCATTGCTCAGTGCTTCCCATCAGGCCAAGCGGAGAATCTTGTCGATGCCCACAACCAGATTTTTCAAGAGGGCGCCGCGGAGATCGCCAAGTGGGTCAAGTGCGAGCAGGACCGCAACGTCAACGTGGTCGAGTTCTGTAAGACGAACTACAAGTGCGGGATGACGGTTGTGCGGGCGCCGCGTGGGATTATCAAGAGGGTTTACACGCTGGCGAACAAGCAGTGGTGTGATCCTGTGTTCCTGCGCCAAACTCTTTGGCCCGTCCCCGAGGATTGGGCACGCAACCTTTTCGTCAGCCCAGCGGCATCCGGACTGCCCCAACGCTTGCCATTCGGTTTCGCCTACGCGGACGCCACCAACGACAGTCTATGCGGTCGCGCGCGGGCCGGTGTGTGGTGCGTTCACGACGGCAACATTTACATCGCGCCCTGGATTCAGAGCAACGAGGTCGTGGTCATCGAGTGGGAAGGCATCAAGGCCGAGTGGACTGACGACGACCCAGTAAACGACGCCCAGGACTACAAGAAGGCGTTGAAGATGTATTATCAGCATGGGCACGAGCGCGATTACGGAGACGCTGCGGATGCCAGGCGCTACAAGATGGGCGACCCTCCGGGGACTGGTGGCTTTGACCAGGCACTCGCGGACCTCATGTGGCAGTGCAACGAGGAAACCAAACTACGGCCGACTCACGAGAGCGGCATTGAGCGCAACCGATGGTTCAGCGAGATTGCTGACGACGTGCCGGCCACCATGCTCACAATTGCTCATATCGGCAATTATGGCAGCGGTGATACCAATGCCCAGCAAGTGGCAGCCTTGTTACGTGGGTTTCCGCCTTCAGCCATCATCACCAGCGGCAATAACAGCGGCAGTGGCGACTACGATCTCGATGTCGGCCAGTTCTATCACGACTTCCTGAAAGGATACGCTGGGGCCTTCGGCTCTGGCTCAGACACCAACTACTTTTGGCCGTCTCCTGGGTCCGTGGATTGGGCTGATGCGGCTCTGGTGCCTTACCAGGACTTCTTCACCCTGCCCGGGAACGAGCGCTACTACGACGTGGTAATTGGCAAGGTGCATTTCTTCTTCCTGAGTGATGATGATTTGGAGCCCGACGGCAACACGTCGTCCTCGGTTCAAGGCAACTGGCTACAGGCAAAGCTCGCATTGTCTGCCGCGGCGTGGAAAATAGTCGTGCTGAATCGCAGCCCGTTCGCTTCTCAAGGCGGCGTTGTCGGTCTGCAATGGCCATTCGCAACCTGGGGCGCGTCAATGGTGCTCAGCGGCGACCTTGGGCAGTATGAGCGCCTGACGGTCGATGCCATCCCCTACATTTTGAACGGCCTCGGAGGCCGAACCATTCTACCGGTGAGCGGCGGTGCTGACAGCCACAGCGAGTTTCGAAACGCCGACGGATTCGGTGCTGGCCGCATCATCGCGACGACCTGTTCACTGCGGTACGAGCTGGTCAATCTGGCTGGCGAGATCGTGGACAGCATCCAGATCAACAAAGCTGATTGCTCGGAAACCACGACGACCGACACTGTGGTTGGCCCTGCGGCTGCCGTGCTGCCGCTTTACAGCAGCGACCCGACGATTCGTCAGGTGCATAGCTGGGC